AGAGCACTGCCTGCGCCTTGAGGCATGAAAGTCGTTAAGGTCTATGGCGCTTTGCGTAAACGGCTTGGTCAATGCCGGTTTGAGTTTGATGTTGCGACACCAGCGCAGGCTATCAAGGCGTTGTGTGTCAACTTTCCAGGGCTAGATAGTTGGTTGGTTGATAGTGAAAAGAATGGCGTTGGGTATCGTTTAACAGTCAGCAAAGAGCAAGTGACCGAGGACAATGCTGCTCCTTTGTTGATGCCTTTCAGTGATCGTGAAGTGTTCAGCATCACGCCTGTTATTGCAGGTGCGGGGCGGGGTGGTGGAATGATCCTTGCAGGCGCTGCATTAATTGCTGTTGCAGCGATGTCTGGTGGTGCAGGTTTGTTTGCTGGAGGCGGCATGGGTTTTGGCGTGACTGCTGCTGGTGGCACGTTTGCATCCGCCACTTTTGGGGTAAAGCTGGCAGTTATCGCAGGAAACCTTGGTATAGCGTTGACGCTGGGTGGCATTGCGCAATCTCTTTCACCTCAGCCAGAGTTAAATAGCACGCTTGACGAATCAGTGCAGTTGGAGTCGTTTACCTTTTCCAATGTCGTCAACACCAGTCGTCAGGGGATGCCCTGCCCAATAGCCTATGGACGGCTGTTCGTTGGATCGGCGGTGCTGTCCAGCGGTCTTGACGTTGATCAGGTGCAGGTATGACTCAGACCAAATACGTCGTTGGTGCTGGTGGTGGCGGCGGTAAAGGCGGTGGCGGTAGAAGCACGCCAACTGAGCAGGACGATACGCTCCAGTCGACACAGTTTGCCAATGTCCTTGACTTGATCAGCGAAGGCGAAATTGGTGGTCTTGAGGATGGCAACAAAAGCATTTTCTTAGACGACACGCCCGTTCAAGCAGCTGACGGCACTAACAATTTTGAGGGTTTTACTGTTGTTACCCGCGTTGGAACGCAGGCTCAAACTCACCTTGCTGGACCGTTCAATACAACAGAGCGAGAAACAGCAGTTGGCGTTGAAGTTACAAACGGCACTTCAGTTACTCGCAGCATCACGGATACAGATGTTGATCGTTTGCGTGTCACGCTGACGATTCCATCGCTTCAAGTGCTTGAAGATGATGGTGACGTTGTTGGTAACAGCGTTCAAATTAAAATCCAAACAAAATATACCGGAGATACTGAATTTGCTGATGCTATTACCGACACCATCAGCGGCAAAAGCAGTAACCGTTATCAGCGAGATTATTTAATCAATCTTAGCGGTACGCTTCCGGTAGAAGTAAGAATGGTGCGTGTCAGTGCTGATGAGACAAGCCAAAAACGAGCTAGCAGCACAATTTTTCAGAGTTTTACTGAAATCATTGATGATAAGTTCAGCTATCCCAACTCAGCACTGGTTGGCCTGCGATTTGACTCGCGTCAGTTCAGTAGCATTCCAGCTCGCAAGTATTTAATTCGTGGGATCAAAGTTAAAATTCCAAGCAATGCGACGGTAGACACCACAACGCATCTGGGGCGCATTACATATTCCGGCGTTTGGGACGGCACCTTTCAGGCTGCAACATGGACAAATGATCCGGCCTGGTGTTTATACGACTTGTTGATTAGTGAGCGTTATGGTGCGGGCGTTCCAGAATCAACGCTTGATAAGTACGACTTTTTTGCAATTAGCCAGTATTGCAATGAGCTTGTAGATGATGGCGATGGCGGCCAAGAACCGCGCTTCAGCCTCAACATGCTGATCAACAGCAGAGACGAGGTTTACAACGTCATCCAGCAGATGACCGCTATTTTCCGTGGCATTGCTTATTACGGCGCTGGAACGTTGCAGCTGCTGCAGGACAAGCCATCTGATCCGCAATATCTGCTCAGCCCTAGCAATGTTGTTGACGGACTTTTTGAGTATTCAGGCTCGTCTCAAAAAGCGCGACACACCGTTGCTGTTGTTGCTTGGCAGTCATATGACACCCGTGGTGATGTCGAATATGAATACGTTGAAGATCATGATGCGGTCGCGAAGTACGGCATCATCAAAAAAGACATCAAGGCAATTGGCTGTTACAGCCAAGGCCAGGCTCACAGGATTGGCAAATGGACGCTGCTGTCTGAGCAAAATCTGACTGAAGTGGTTGGGTTTTCTGTTGCCATCGAAAGCGGCATCATCCTGCGACCTGGCATGGTCATTGATGTTGCTGATCCTGTTAAGGCTGGAGCGCGTCGTTCAGGTCGGGTCAAGTCTTCAACCACAACGCAGATCACGACAGACAGCAGCAACGGTCTGACCACTTCACTGGCTGCTGCAAACAACCCGAAGCTGTCAGTGATGTTGTCTACTGGCTTGGTTGAACAGAAGAATGTGCCGGTTGGCGGTATCACGCTGCTTGCGGATGGAACGGCAGAGATTGACGTTGCGAGTGCATTTAGCGAGGCACCTGCCGCTGGATCAGTGTTTTTGTTCCAGAACGACGAGGTTCAGTCTCAGCAGTTCCGCGTTGTATCTGTTGCTGAGGCAGAAGAAGGCATCTATGGCGTTAGCGCTGTTGCTTACAACAAAGATATTTATGACGCGGTTGAGGCTGATGCTGAGCTAACCCCTAGAGACATCAGCAACCTGTCGTTGATCCCCAACGCGGTCGATAGCGTCACTACTGAGGAGTTTCTATACGAAGAAGCCAACGGCGTGTTCGTTGGTGCGTTGGTTAGTTGGAACCATGATCGCGTCAACGTCAGTGAGTTCCGCGTCCAGTACCGGATCGACAATGACAACTGGCAGGCCGTCGATACGTCTTCGCCATCAGTCACACTGCGAAACCTGCGAGCTGGTCGGCTGTATGTGCAGATTCAGGCCAAGAACTACCTAAACAAGGGCAGTCAAATTACGGCTGCCGACTTTGAGCTACAGGGCAAGACTGCTGCGCCAGCTGCGGTGACTAACTTCAGCATGATTCCGGTCAACGGGCAGGCGCGTTTGACCTGGACGCAATCTACGGAGCTAGATGTTCGTGTTGGCGGTTATGTGCGGTTGCGTCATTCGCCTGATTTAAGCGGTGTTACCTGGCCGACTTCAACCAGCATTTCTGAGCAGATCTCAGGTTCTGCGACTGAAGCATATGCCGACCTGAAGGCTGGAACGTATAGCGCCAAGTTTGTTGATTCTGGTGGCCGCGAAAGCCTGACAGCTGCGCTGATCGAATTCACGAAGGCCGACCTTTTAAATGTTGAGGTTGTTGGTGCATTGGGTTCGACAGAAGATCCATCGTTTAGCGGCACCAAGACCAACCTGACGGTAGACACCGTAAACAATGAGCTAGAGCTAGCGACTACAGGCAATGAGCTTGCTGCTATTGGCGACTTTGACCTGGAAGATGGCGGCGGCTTGTTACTTGAGGACGACAGCAATTTAGATCTGCAAGGCGACGACGAGCTGCATCAATCTGGAACGTATGTCTTCAACAGCGGCAACACGTTTACGTTGAGCGATGTTTTTAGCCTGCGGTTGGACAGCACGTTGCGGGCTCGCAGCTTTTTCCCGTATGGAGAACGCATTGACGATGAGCCTGACTTTGACCTGATCACTGAGTTTGACGGCACCGCTCCAAACACCTGTGATGTGGAGCTGTATATCCGCACCACACAGGATGACCCTGCGGGTTCTCCTACGTTCACGAGCTGGCGTCGGTTTAACAACGCTGAGTTCAAGGCCCGTGGCTACCAGGTCAAAGCAGAGTTCAGCACTGGCGGCCCGCAGGAGCAGATTGCTGTTGACCAGCTGCGCGTTCAAGCGGAAATGCCGATTAGGACGATTACTGGAACAGTGACTACAAACGCACAGGGCGTCAGCGATACCGATGTCAGCGTGAGCTACGGCGCTGGCAACAAGTTCTATGTCCCTCCAGCTGTAGGCATTATTTTCAATGCTCAAACGGCTAGCGAGCATTACGTTGTTAGCAATAGCACGGCTACCGGGTTTGATCTTTCGGTTTACCATGGGACTAACCAGCGCGTGGCACGCGACGTGACCTGGACCGCTACTGGCTACGGAATCGGCTGATGTCCTTTGTAAACGAGACAAAATCCACTCCGATCCAGAATGACACTGGAGCAAACGTCCGCTCGGACATTAACTCCAACATGGCTGCGATCTACAGCCTGAATGCGAGTTCATCTGAGCCTAGTGCCGCTAATTCTGTTGCCCGGATGCCTTGGGCAGACGAAAACACTAATCTTTTGAAGCTAAGAAATAGTACGAACACTGGCTTCGTGACTATTGGCAATATGAATGAGACCAATCTTGGTCTTGCAACAGTTGCCAGCCCAACGTTTACTGGCAACGTCACCGTGCCTGCGGGAACGGTTAGCAGTTTGCCACTTCGTTTCGCCGGGGACACTGACACTGGCTGCTTTAAAAATTCTGCTGATGATTTCAGCATTGTCACTGGTGGGACGCGCCGTGCTCATGTCGACAGCAATGGAATCACGATCCGTGATCGCAAAGCACTGAGGCTGCGGGATACGAGCAACAGCAATTTTGTTGCGATCCAAGCCCCGTCAAACGTTGCCAGCGACATCACGCTGACTTTGCCCAGCAGTGACGGCAATGCGAATGACGTGTTGCAGTCAGACGGCAGCGGCAATCTGAGCTTTACGGCTTTGCCGCAGGCTGTGCCAACTGGATCGGTTCACTTGATGGCGACGACCACTGCGCCGAGTGGTTATTTGAAGTGCAATGGCGCTGCAGTTAGCAGGACCACTGAAGCTGCTCTCTTCGCAATTATTGGAACGACATGGGGTGAAGGCGATGGCAGCAGCACGTTTAACCTTCCAGACCTACGCGGTGAGTTTGTTCGCGGCTGGGCTGACAACGGCAGTGTTGATAGTGGTCGCAGTTTTGCAAGCTCACAGTCAGACCAGAACAAGCAACACAATCACACAGCCACATCAACCGTGACCGATCCTGGTCACAACCATGTTTACATTGACCAGCAAGCTCACAACGAGGGTTATCGACCTTGGAAAGCAGGCGATAACGACTGCGGACAAAGGAACAAAAACACAAACAATGCCTTTACTGGCATCAGCGTCTCAACCAGCATTGCCAATAGTGGTGGCAGTGAGGCCAGGCCGCGTAACATTGCAATGATGTACGTCATCAAAACGTAAGCAATGGCCGACCGCAAAATTACGGATCTGACTGCTCTTGCTGCAGGTAGTCAGGCAACGGGCGACTTGCTGACGATTGTGGACGTTAGCGAGGCTGCTGCGGCTGATAAGAACAAAAAGATCACGGTCGAAAGCCTGTTCAAGGGTATTCCTGGGGATGTCGGCATCAACGTGTCGTCTCCTGCCTCTAATTTGCATGTTAAGGGTAACAATATTGTTCAGTACGTTGAAGCAACTGGAACGGCTGCTGAAATTTGCTTCAGGAATAACACTTCTACGGGAGACAACATTCGGATCGGAGGTAGTGGCAATAACCTAACTTTTGATACAGGTGGCAGTGAATCTGCCCGCATCGACAGCTCTGGCAATTTGGGCATCGGAACATCGTCGCCTGGTCATCTTTTAACACTAAAAGGTACACAAGCTTTTGAGGCAACAAACAGCACAAATGATTGGCTTGCCTATACCTATACTGACAATACTTTTAGACTTAACTACAACGGTGCAGGCGCCGATGAAGTAGTTATCGACAGCTCTGGCCGAGTTGGCATCGGAACGGCGGATCCTCAAAGGGCACTCGTTGTTTCAGATGCTGGCACGGAAGGATTTGAGTTTTACCCTGGAAGTAGTGCTGGAAATAATACTGTAAATCATTACAACCGTTCGACTGCATCATTTGTCAATAGTATTACGACTGCTGATCAGCATATTTTTGGCCGTGCTGATGGCGAGAAAATGCGAATCGACAGCTCTGGCAACGTCGGCATTGGGGTCACATCGCCGGACAGAAAGCTTGAAGTTGTTGACACTAGCTCTAGTGGTTCTTATCCACTTGCCGTATCTAACTTTATTAACGCTACCGCAAATAAAGGCGCAGCAATTGATTTTAGATTAACTACAGCAGGAAACACCCGTGGTGAGCTTGGCTGCAAGTGGGACAGTAACAGCTCTTCTGATGGGACGTATTTCTATGTTGCTCCCAACGATGGGACTACTGGAAATGTTCAGAAGGTAAGAATTGATAATGACGGTCTTAAGTTCAACAGCGACACGGCTGCCGCAAACGCTCTCGAAGATTATGAGGAGGGCACTTGGACGCCAACTTGTGCAAGCGACGGAAACATTGGATCATCGCAATATACTAATACCTATACAAAAATTGGTAGGCTGGTAACAATTAACTGCGACATTCATGCTTTAGATAACATTACCTCCTCTAATCCCATTAAAATTGGCGGTCTACCTTTTGTCCCTTCAACTACAAGTGGGGAATTAGGGTCTACCGCTGTTCATGGAGAGCGACTTGGTTCAAGCTTAGCAGTTGCGTTTCTTCAATATCTCGACAATAGCTGGGTTATCCGTTTTAGGAAAGGAGTAGGTAACACTAATTATAACGATGTAAGACACAGTGATCTGAACAATGCTAGTGACAATAATATGAGATTTAGTCTCACTTATGAGATAACGACTTAAGCCCGCAACGGCTCAAAACTACGCCTAAACCTGTTTCGTTCGGAGAACGTCCCTAATGGCCATCACCAAGCGCACTGAACTCAAAGAAGAGATCCTGCCTAATCAGGTCATCCAAATCCGCACCACCACTGTGGTCGAAGAAGATGGCGTTGAGCTGGGACGCAGCCATCACCGCCATGTTGTTGTTCCTGGTCAGGACGTAAGTGGCGAAGCGCAGGAAGTGCAGGACATCGCAGCAGCACTCTGGACCGCTGATGTGATCAGTGCATATCAATCGTCGATTGCAGACGACACCTCTAGTTGACGCAATCGTCTGCACTTAGACTGTCCTCACACCTATTGAGCGATCATGGCAAACGTCAAGATCACCGAACTGACGGCTGCCACTGCCCTCGCCGGGACTGACGTTCTGCCGATCGTTGATGTTGGAGCGGATGCGACGAAGAAAGTAAGCGTCAGTGACCTGCTGCGGAACTTGCCTGATGGAACGGCGAGCGCACCAGCACTGGCGTTTGCGGACGACCAAAACACGGGTGTGCTGTCACCTGCTGCGAACGAGTTGGCATTTGCGACAAGCGGCACGCAGCGGCTTGTTATTGATAGCTCGGGGCGGTTGCTCTTGGGCACCACGACTGAAGGCAATGCCCTTGCTGACAACTTAACTGTCGCAGATAGTGGCAACTGCGGTCTAACACTTCGCAGTGGCACGTCAAATTACGGCTCAATATATTTTTCAGACGGGACTTCTGGTGCCAGCGAGTATAGAGGACAGCTTGAGTACAATCACAGCACTGACGCTCTTTCGATTTACACTGCTGGTTCTTCAGCAATGCGAATCGACAGCTCAGGCCGTGTTGGTATTGGCAACACCACTATGTCCAGTTTTACTGGCAACGCTTCTGACAACCTAGTTGTCGGTAGCGGATCAGGCGGTGAAGGTATAACAGTTTATTCAGCCACTAACAATCAAGGTTCACTTACTTTTGCTGACGGAACTTCAGGTGATGCTGCATATCGCGGAGCTGTCGAATATAGCCATACAAATGATCGCTTAGCATTTAGGACTGCTGGAACTGGTAACCGCATGGTTATCGACAGCTCTGGAAATGTTGGCGTCAACACGACTTCACCCAGAGCATTAGTCGACTTCGGTCCAGGCAGCGGCGACGGAACGTTAAGTCAAACGTTATCTGAGTATCAAGCTGTTTTTGAGGCACCGCAAGGCACTGGAGATATTGGACGAAACATTGCGTTTGCTGTTACTACTGGTGGAATTACTGCAGCAATCAATGCCACCGATGAAGGCGGCAGTAATGCAACAGGGTTGACGTTTGCCACTGGAAATGCAGGTTCAATTGCTGAAAGATTACGCATCGATGAAAACGGCAATGTTGGCATTGGTACGACGTCGCCTGCTGAAAAATTACACGTTGTAGGAGATGTACGGATTGTAGATAATAGCCCTCGTTTAGGATTTCATGATGCAAATGCTTCGGCCATAGGTGACGCTACCGGGGGT